GAGCTAGTACAGTTTGTATCCGCTAACGATACGCAAGTATTGGTTAAGGGATTGCTTGTAAATGCGATTGCAGAACTAGATTCAGCAGTCTAGTATTAAGTAAAAAAATAGATTGGGAGCCTCTGAGAAATCGGGGGCTTTTTTTTGGTTAAAATTGATTAGATTTATGGGTAATTAAACTAAAGAGCGATATGAATATTAAAGAAGCTAGAGAGATACTGGTTAGGTTTAATGAGTGGATAAAATTATTCGGACATGGATATTCGACAGATTTAGTATCAGCCATTGATACGGTGGTTTCGGATGGATGGATTCTACTAAAAGACACAAAGCCTGAATTGTATCAAGAATGCATTATTTTTAACGGTGTGGTTTTGTCAGGATTTGTTTACAATAGATTGGGATCATTTGATGACAATGGCGAGGGCTTATATTGCATAGTAGACGCTACTCATTGGATGCCTCTACCAGAAGCTCCAAAAAAATAAGTATATTTACCAAACCAAAACAGCAGAACCATGCTACAAATTGAAGTAATAACAGATCTAGCAAATGAACCTGTAAGTTTAGAGGAGGCTAAATCTTTCTTACAGATAGACTATCCCGATTGGGATTCGCTTATTAGTTTACTCATAATTGCAGCACGAACTGAGTCTGAGAACTACACAGGTAGAGCCTACGGACTGAAAACTATTCAGATTACAGGTAATACGGATCATGAGAAAATATACCCCATATTGCCCTATGTCGAATCTAAATTCTGGGAGCAAGAAGATGAAAATAAGGATTATAGGTATGAGGCTGGATATTCTTTTTTGCCTGCCGATCTTAAACTATCGATTCTTATGCGTGTTGCTACAGGGTATAGCTATCGGGAAAATGGAACCACACAGGCAATAAATATGGCTGTTAACGGTTCGATCAATAAGGAAAATAAATATAGACACTCATTCATAGGATGAAATCAGGGAGCTACGACCAAAAGATTAATTTCAAGTCATTCCAAAACATTTCTGATGGGTTTGGCGGTACTGTCCCTAATTTCGTAAATCTGATCACAACCTTTGCAGCGGTCAAGATTACCAAGGCTTTCAATATTACTGAGGCTGGTCAAATGGAGCTACCATTGATTTATACCTTTAGGATTCAATACAGAAATTCATTCATTCCAACGGTTTCAATGAGAATAACGTACAAGGGTAAGGATATTCAAATAAAGTCAATTCAGGAAAATGATGAGCGACAACATCGGGAATATATCATTACAGGATCAACATTATAATTATGTCAGTTCGGGTCATAGGTTTAAATGCAGCTTTGCGAGATATTAATAACAGGGGGTCACTTGCCATTGATGCAGCAAAAAGAACCTTGGCCTCAACAGCTTCAGCTATTGATTTTGAGGCAAAAAACGCAGCTCCACGCAGTATTTCAGGAACATCTTTGGATTCAGAAGTCGATGGAATCATTCTAAATCTAAAGCAGCGCATTGACAAGGTAGCTTCAAACAATGGTCTTACATTTGTAATCGGTATTCAAGGTACACAGGACTTTGACGCGTATGCGGAATTTGGCACTGGACAAAGCGCGGTACAAATATTGAATGGTCCGGGCTATACCTCAGAAATGCGGGCCATTGCGATGACTTTTTTCAAGAACGGTTTAGGGACATTGAGGGGGAGGCCGTTTTTATTCCCTGCATGGATTAGAAATACATCTAATTTAGTTTCTGATTTGAACACTAATATTTCAAACGCTATTAGATAATTATGAAAGAAGTTTCAAACCTGCTAAGGCTTGCTTACTTGGAATTACTCAATCCATTAGTATTGGAGGGTGTTACGATTCCTGTTTTGGATGAAATGGTAAACCCAAATCAGCAAATAGCAACCTATCGGGCTAGTCAGGCTTATATTCTAATTACAGATCAAAACGAGGTTGAGACTTCTAACAACTTTTCAACATTCAGGCAAACCGCAACAATATCGCTCGATATAATCACAAAGTTTCCGAATGGTTCGGGCTCAAGACTTGCAAGCGAAATGATTTCTGATAAGATTCAAACACAGATAAATCTACTAAACGGTCAATCAATTAATATTGATAACTCGGTTATTCAGGTGCTATCAACTACCAAGGTGGCGAGCACCTCATTTGTTGAACCCGGTCAATCTTTGGTAGTATTCAGAAAAAGGATTACATTTAGTCATATTATTATTCAATCATAGAAATTTATCATGGCAACACACAAATTAGGTAAATCTTTTGTATTTCAGTGGAGGGGCTTGCCTGTGGTTTGTCAGGTATCAGGTTCGCTATCGTTGACTAATGAAGGTATTACAGTACGAAATAACTGCTCTGGAGATTGGGGTGTAAGGCTTGAAGGTGGAGACAAGTCCGGTTCTTTTGCCTTTACAGGTGACGTAGATTTTGGAAGCGATCCGGCTGCAGCTTATTCTTATTTCGATTTGTACGAAGATTTAGGAAAAGTTTTTACTACTATCTTTGGAGACAAAACAGTGGGTCAAAAGTATTTCCTTTTCGATTCTCAGCTAAATGCTTTGGAGCTTACAGCCGAACGAAACACACAAATCACATTTTCGGGAACCTTTGATATTTCAGGTGTTCCAGAGGTGGTAACAGCGACTTAAATATGATTAGATTTAGTATAACTGGACTTGGCGAACTTGCTTTTTTTCTTAATAAAGGGGCTATTGGTGAGTGGGAGGCTTATTTTGGATTAACTTGGATTCAAATTATAAGTAAGGGGATGACCTACAAGCATTGGCACGTTTTAGCGCATAAATGCTACTTGATGGGGTGCCTAAAAGATTCTGTAAAATCTGAATATAGTTTGGATCAGTTTCAGCTATTTTTAGACGGGCAGGAATTTATAGACTTAGGTAATTTATTGGATGCGGAAATTAATATTGTTTTGGAGCTTGATAAATTGACTAAGCAATTAAATGAGACTGCTAATACTCCAAAAAAAAAGTAGAGATAAACACAATTAGAGAATATTTTATGGTCTTGGTTGGGCGGTTAAAAATCCCTTATCAAGACCTTTTTATTTTGTCAAATTCTGAAATTGATATGCTGGTCTACGGTCACGAAATCGACATAAAAGAAAAAATGGAACTTGATAGGAGATTTGTGGGGCTAATGGTTTCCCCTTACGCTCCGAAGTCTTATAATATTGCAAAAGAAATACCTTTTGCTTGGGATGAAAAAGATGAAATTAATTGGTCAAAACCCAAAGACTACGAGAATGCTCGCAAAACATTGGAAACAGTAAATAAATTCAAGAATGTCAAATCCTAGAATTGACGTAGAAATAGGAGCCAACACCAGCCAGTTAACTAGGCGGCTCAGAGAAACTGATCGGAACCTTTCGGACACAGGGCGAAGCTTTGGTAAGTTAAATGCGTTGGCGGTTTCTGCTCTGTCAGGAATTGCTGCTGCTTTTTCGATTGGTGCGGTAATTAGTTTTGGCAAAGCAGTGCTAGACACAACTGCAAAGTTCCAAAAATTTGAGGCTATACTTTCAAATACCTTAGGTAGTGAATCTGAAGCACAATTAGCCTTAGCTCAAATTACAAAGTTTGCGTCTGTTACTCCTTTTGCAGTTGATGAATTAACCGGAGCTTTCGTAAAATTGGCAAACCAAGGATTCAAACCGACTATCGGGGAATTAAGGCAATTAGGAGATCTTGCGTCCAGTACGGGAAAATCATTTGACCAATTAGCCGAGGCGGTTATTGATGCTCAGGTAGGGGAATTTGAGCGATTGAAGGAATTTGGAATACGGGCCAAGAAGTCAGGCGATAACGTAATATTCACGTTTAAAGGCGTTGAGACACAAGTTAAAAATACCGCTGAGGCTTTGCAGGGTTACGTGGTTGGCCTTGGAAATGCTGAGGGGGTTTCCGGGTCTATGGCTAAAATATCAGCAACTTTAGGCGGTAAAATGTCTAATCTTGGAGATAATATTGATGGTGTTAAGTTAGCAATAGGAAGCCAAACATCGGGAGTTTTTTCAGTAACTTTAGACTGGTTAAATAATTTCACTTCGCTTGCCACATCAGCTATAAAGGGAGTCAAGAACCTAAAGAAAGAGGTTGAGTCTATTCAACTAGGTGATGAAATCCAAGAAACAAAGAATGAAATAGATGGACTAATTCAAACCCTATTAAAAAAAATACCAGGATTAACCAATCAGGAAGCTATTAAAAGAGCAGTAGATGGTACGGCTGCTTCTTTCAGAGAATTGGCAGGAAGCTCTAGTAAAGGTAGTATCGCATTACTAGACACGATAGATGCGATAGAGGCTTACGGTGTTCAGCTGCTAATTACAGCAAATAAGGCCGTTCCCCTCACGACTGAACAAACAAAACTAAACGACGAACTAGCGGAAACAGCCGCTAATTTAGCTAGGATTCAGAAACTCAGAGCTAATGCGCCAAAAGCGGTAAGTACTACTAATATCGCCCAAACAGATTTCAATGCCGCATTCAGTCCTAAAAAAATAGATGGAACAGGAACGGGATTAGACTTTGCAGCTCAGTTTAATCTAGCAAATGCAAACTTGGCTAAAGTGGTGGCGGGTGCTCCGGGTATATCTTTAAAACCAATCGAGCA